CTCCATCGTTGACGCTGACAACAAAAGTTCCTATCAATTGTTTCTTAGTTATTATATTAGAAATAGCCATTTCATCCAAATCAGATCCAAATATCGGTTCTTTCACAATACGATTAAATTTTACAAACGGGTCTAATTTCTCAAAGAATTGGGGACAATCTGTGTTATTAACAAAGTTAGTTTGGGTAGTTATAATACGTTCCTGAACTTGAGGTATATTAGGGTTATGAAGCCCAGTATACTCTCTAATTATTTCACGTCCTGAATCTATAGCATCATTCATCGCACTCTTTACTCCAGTAGTGGCTGAATCTAACAAGCCTGTAGCAAATGACTTTACTCCACTTATTAAACCTGACTGTGGCTGAAATTGTTGGGCATACAGTTCTATGTCGATTGGTAAATCTTCTCCTGTTAAGCATGCAAAACCAATACGCGCAAGGATGCTAGCTATTGTTATAGTTCCTCCTACGTATGGTGCATACTTTAAAAATCGTCGGTGAATTTGTTTCTTTCGTTCCGGTGTATACTCATGCCAGTGACTTAGGTTGTTTTCTCTAGCCACTCTATCAAAATCTTCATAATTAGGGTTAAAACAAGACATAGGTTGCTTACCACTCTGGGCAGTCCAAGAAACATAACGTGGAGTTGGTACGGCCAAATCAAAATTCTTAAAACAAGCTTCCACTATAATTCGCAATGAAGTAGTGGATCCAGTTGACGGTTGAAGTGGATTCAAAACCATATAAACAAGAGTGGCATAATTACCATTAGTAACTGTTATGTCTAGAGTTGTATCGTATCCAACTGTTTGTTCCATATCTGTTGTGGCTAAGTCAGTATTGCAATACCATGGGACTGGTATCGCTACTGAAGTAGCCTCGTTAGCGTGTAAAAATGCATGAGGACCAGATAGTATGGTATTAATCAATCTTTTATTATTAGTGCCAACTAGAGTTGGATAATCAGGAAAGGGTGGTAACACACCAACCAATACACATCCAGCGTGCGTTATAGTGCCTGCCATTGAGACATTAATTATTAAATCTGGTCTACCATAGGCGGCCATTTTAAACATATTCAAGACGGATGCGTTACTACGCGCTATATCTCCCGGTAAAAACTTAACAGTACTAGTTAATAAAGTGTAACGAGCGGCAGTACTAGGATAGATTACTTCGTCCACATAAAAGGGTCTTTCTATAAAAGACTTGGCATCTACTCTATATGCATCGGGTATATCTACTTTCATAAATTTATCATTAAATGGTGAATCGATTTCCTGTATTTCTCTGGTAGTTACAGAAGCTACTGTAGTAGTCATATTCTGTGAGTTTATATCAAAATCGGTATTAGATACCTGTTTAAATTTATCATCTACATTAATTAATTGAGTAACAATAAATAGTTTCATCCCGCATATTGTCAACAACGGGAAATAAGTGATAATTTATCAATGTATCATCACGGCCGTTCTGTATCACTATAAGAACGTTTTATAACCGTATAATAAACACATTAGCTGTAGGTTGCCATCCTGATCAACAAGGTTTTATTTAAATGGTGAACTCCATTGTTATTTACAATTATATACTTTAAAAATTTAAAAATTATAATTTTTCTTCTGCATACTTATGACATTATCATAACCTGCAGGATCTTCCAGTATACGCAATACTCTATTCTCATCAAAAAACGCTTCAAAAGGGTAATTATTCTCAAACGTACGTGTCAATTCGGCAAACAAAGCTGGTGAGTGTAAATATGATTCGATCTGCATAGAACGCATCTTACCTACCATGGCTTCATATGTATCTTCCGTGGTTGTATCAATCCATTGTAAAGTATTCATTATCGTATCCAAGGATAAGCAACCCACATAACGTTTTAAACGTGGATGCATCCTAAAATGTCTCTTAACGTACGTCAATTTATCAAAGTCTTGCGTGGCTTTTGTAATCTTACTCTTGTCTCCATTCGTACAATCCATTCCCAAAGATTCAGTTACCTGTCTAATAGTCAGCAGATTAAAATAAGGAGCTAATCTATCGTCAGCCCCAAAAATTTTATCATCTCCTGTTACAAAATCAACTACAGAGTGAACATCATCTACGCACGGGTTTGGTTTGTATCTATATATAACCAAAGCTGTTAAGCATTTATTTAATAAACAATTTAACAACAACGTCAACCAAGTACCTGAAGGTAGTCCATGTGTTGTAGCCATAATTTCATCATTCACTAATACAAAAGAGGTTGCTATAGTATTAGATAACCATTCTATCATAAACGGATAATCTCCTTGGTAGAATTCTGATAATACTTCCATTATAGCACTAATAAGTATTGCCAATATAGTACCATCCCATTTACCAAAATCTGCATCTCCTGTAATCTTGCACAATTTTAATTTCTTAGCTAATTTATCTGCGTCGAGGTAAGGGTTGAATCCTACACTAATACCTGTTTCCATTCGTGTGTTCTTAAAATGTTTCAACAGTTGTCCAAATATTTTCTTAGTCCACCATATATGTCCTAAGGGCATAACCCTAAAAGTACGCGGCTCTCCTACTTTAGTCGATTTTCGTAATTCATCCTTAAATGTCTCTCTACACATAAAATCATTATAGTCGTAATTTCCTACTCTAGCGTTC